AGATGTTAATTCAATATCTGAAGGACTATCTGTTGCAGGAAGCAAATTTGATATATTAATAGAGGATTCAACACACCTATTTGAGGACCAAATAAAGTTTGTAAATGAAGCATATAAGCATTTAAACCCCGGAGGGATATTAATAATTGAAGATATATTTATAAATGCGAATGAAGAAGATTACTTTAAAGCTATAAATCTTGAACACTTTTGTTCTGCAACATTCATATTTGCAAATCATAATTTAAAGAACTCTTTAGGATGGAACAATGATAAGTTACTTGTGCTACATAAAAACGATAAATGTTTATAAATATTATAACACCCTGTTCAAGACCACAGAATTTAAAATTAATTTCTGAAAGCATAAACATACCTAAAGAAAACTTTAAGTGGATTGTGGTTTATGATTCAATGGAAGTATTTGAATCACCTGATAATTGTGAAGCATATTGTGTTAAAGATAACAATAGTATATACGGCAATGCTCAAAGAAACTATGCCCTTGATTTAGTTACTGATGGGTACGTTTACTTTAACGATGATGATACAACCATTTATCCAGATTTATGGGATGAAATAAAGCACAAAGAAGCAGACTTCATATCATTTAAACAATCTAACAAAGATGGTTCAATAAGGTTGGAAGGGAATCAAATTATACCTAACTTTATAGATAGTCATAATTTTATAGTATCTGCTAAATGTATAACCTCAAGATGGGCATTAGACAGATATGATGCTGATGGAGTTTTCGCAGTTGAATGTTATGAGAATGCAAAAGAAAAGTTATATATTCCTAAAGTATTATCTATTTATAATTCTCTAAAGTAATGGCAAAACAAACGGGTAGCAGTAAGACAACATTTGGTAAAAGAAAAAGAGGGATAGCTAAAAAATCATTTAATAAACACAGTCCAAGACCTAAAAAATATAAAGGTCAAGGAAGATAAAACAATAAACTATGGCGGTAAAAAACTTAAACCCAGTTACAGGCATAATGGATTTTAAAACATTCTCAAAGAATCCTATTGTAGCTACATTATTTTTAGTACTTATAGCAATATCTTATTTATACATTGATGTTAAATCTACTTTTAAAGAACAAATAGTATCACAGAATGCTAAAGTTATTAAATTAGAAGAAAAAGTTGATGTGATGCAAATACTTCTAAGGAGGACAGATTCTTCATTAGCTGCTGCCACAACTAAATTAAGTACATTGGAACAATTAGGTAAAATTCAAATGATTAAATAATGAAGTACATATTTTTATTACTATTAACAGGATGTAGTTTGTCTGCTCAAAACGATAGTAATGAGCAAAAGAAAGATGCTGAATATCAAAAGTTAATTAATGATGTAAAGAATAATCACAATACCTTTAACAGAGTACAGGCTAAAGCCAAAGCAAAAGAAACTAAGTTAGTCTATCAAGCAATAAGTAAAATAGCAATTTTAAGTGAAGAAGTGAAAAGCCTTAAAAATGATATAAGTAAAATAAAGGTAGATACAATATACATACACGATACGATACAGATTAAAGAGAAAAAGAACTTTTGGGGTAAAACAAAAGTAGACACTACAAATAATTAATATATGAAAAAGTTATTTAATTGGTTAGCAGGATTTTTCAGTTCAGAAAGTGGTACATCAAGTAAAAGACTTGTAGGCATTATAGGTGCTTTTGTTTTGTTCTTTACTATGTTCGATAATTCAAGGTCTGAAAGCCACTTTGCACCTGCTGATTCTTTAGTATGGGCAACCTTTGCATTAAGTGCCACTGCACTTGGACTTACAACTATTGAAACAGTAACAGATTTAATTAAAGGCTACAAAGAAAAGAAAGATAGCTAAACTATATTTAATGATAAACGATAACGAGATTACAAAGTTAGGTAGACCTACAAAGTACAAAGAAGAATACTGTGAAATGCTCATAGAACATATGGCAGAAGGCTATTCTTTTGAATCTTTTGGGGGAGTTATTGAAGTTGCTGAAGATACTTTATACGAATGGGCGAAGGTTAATAAGAATTTTTCCGACTCCAAGAATATAGGAACGCAAAAAAGTATGGTTTGGTGGGAGAAAGTAGGGCGTAAAGGAATGATGAACGATATACCTTTCTTTAACGATAGAATCTGGAGGTTGAATATGATTAACAGATTTAGGAGTAAGTGGACTGATGGAACGAAGAACGAGAATAATAACAATGTTAAAAAAGAAATAGTTGTCAGATACGCAAACAACAGAGATAACGCTACCGATTCCACACAAGAGCCAGAAACAGATTCTTAACTGTAATAAGCGGTTTATAGTTTTAATGTGTGGCAGGAGATGGGGTAAGTCCTTAATCTCTCAAAGTATAGCTATAGAGAATGGTCTGGATAATAAAATAATAGCATACGTTACACCTACATACCAACTTGCTAAAGTATTCTTTGATGAACTGATTAAAATTATACCTGCTGAAATCATTACATCTAACAGGTCTGATTTAACCATTCAGTTTATTACAGGTGGGGTAATACGATTTTTCACAGGGGAAAGGTTAGACAACTTCAGAGGTCTAAAGTTCCATATGGCTATCATTGATGAAGCATCCTACATTCCAAACTTAGAACAAGGATGGCTTAATAGTATTAGACCAACTCTGACAGACTTTAAAGGGAAGGCAATCTTTCTATCAACTCCAAGAGGACAGAATTACTTTTACTCTTTGTTTATGAAGTCAGATGCTAATTGGGCATCTTATAAGTTCAGCACATACGATAACCCACACATTGACAAGGATGAGATAGATGATGCTAAAAGCCAATTACCTTCAGCGGTATTTGAGCAGGAGTATATGGCTAATCCTATGGAGAATGCAGCTAATCCATTTGGTAGTGAGCATATCAGAGCCTGTATCAGACCAATGAGTTATAACGAGCCTGTATGTTACGGCATTGACCTTGCCAAGTCTTATGACTTTACAGTTATCATAGGACTTGATTTGAACGGCATTGTCTGCTATTATGAACGATTCCAAAGGGATTGGTCAACCACAAAACAAACCATCCTTAAACTGCCTAGAAAGCCTATTGTAATCGATTCAACAGGAGTAGGTGACCCAATCTTTGAGGACTTACAAAGGGAAGGTTTACAGATACAAGGGTTAAAGTTCACACAGGGAAGTAAGCAACAGTTGATGATAGGACTACAGACAGCTATCCATACTCAAAAGATAGGCTACCCAGATGGGGAAATAGTCAGGGAGTTAGAAGTCTTTGAATATCAGTACTCTGCAACAGGGGTAAAGTACTCTGCCCCCTCTGGATTTCACGATGATTGCGTTATGGCACTTGCTTTAGCGTGGCATAATATGAACTTTAAGGCAGGTTCAGGTAGGTACAACTTCTTATAATGCAACAATGTTGCAAAAATACTTTAAAAATAGTTGTAGTATATTGACTTTTGTATTAACAATAGGTTTATCTTTGGTATTCAATAACAAATAAACCACTACACAATGACACAAACAGCACACAGAAATTTAATCTTAGAAATTTCAGAAATCAACGAAGAAACAAATGTTTTTACCATTGCTAAAAATATGATGAAAGCTTTAAGGAATAATGAAATAACAAGTAGACAGTATGATTTACTTGCAGGAGAATTACAATTAGAGTGCCTTCGCCAAAAACTCCCAACATCAAACTTAATTTGTTCTTTATTTTAAAACACAAGGGGTGCAGCATCCTATCAACTGCAATAACCATCTAAACTAAACATTATGAAGTATTACAAAGTAACAATCGGAACGAAAGTAGAAACAGTTTATCAACCATCTTTAAAAGAAGCTAAACAACTTGCTCAATGGCTTAAACAAAAATGGGGCATCAATGGTAAAACTACTGTTAAATTAATTGGATACATAAACCAGATAAACTAAACACAATGATTTACGAAATCAGAACAAAGAAAGAAGTTATCAGACCTTACCATTCCAATTACAATAAGTATATGCAGAAGAAGATAATGGAAGTCTATGTAGGGGTTATAAATCCTTATGGGGATTATATGATAATGGACTGCACAGGACCACACAATGCAATCTACCACACAGAAAGAGAATTACCACAGGTAGAAAAGATACTACAGAAAGAAGGCATCATTTACACTATAAACAAAATCAACAATGGAAAACTTAACAAACAAACAGGCAGCAGTAGGGTTAACAATAATTTTAATTCTGATACTTCTGGCGGACAACTTTTAGAATGCGATATATGCGAAGGCACAGGGTGGTTAGATATTAATCATACCTGCCCAAAATGTGAACCATAATCTATTGTTATATCAAAAACTTTATTTAACTTCGCTAAAACCATCTACAATGAAATCTTATTTTAACGAGTATTTAGAATCCGAAATGAATGCTATAAAAATTCAAGGAGAAGTTGATTCCCTTGCTATAGCCTTTAAGTATGTAATTAAAACCTTGACAGACGAACAAGCCAAACTTGCCAAGACTTTTATAGAAATGGTAACAATATCAGATAAAACAAAAACAACCATATATGATTCACGATTTACTGAAAACAGAAAGGACTAAGCAAGGATTAACACAGAAACAACTTGCTGACAAAGCAGGTGTTAGCTTCGTAAGTATTAACCGTATTGAGAAAGGAAATCTCCCCAGAGTTTCTGTAATCAATCAAATCTTTAAAGCACTTGGAAAAGACCTACAATTTGTTATTGCAGATTCTGCTCTGGTCAATTAAGCTAACAGCTTACACGATGATTTTAATAATAGCCTTGCCAATTATATTGGTGGGGTTATTATTAGAGTTAAAGGAATGGTATAATAACATTCATTATTAATAATACTAATATGACTTGGGAAGATATTAACTTATTTAAATATCAAAGGCTTATCCCTGTTTTGCAGGAAGGAGAAAACATAGACCAATACTCAAAGATAATTGGCATCCTTTATGATATGACAGATAACGAAGTTAATAGCTTGTCAATAAGCCAATACTTAGATTTAAAAGCAAAGGTTAACTTACTTTTAAACACAGACATCAAAGGTCAGCCTGTTAAGTACATTAAGTTGAAAGGTCGCAGGTATAAGTGCATTTATGATATAAGGAACTTACCTGCTGCCAGATACATTGAAACAAAAGTATTTAGTGAGGACTTTATAGGCAACATTCATAAGATAGCTGCATCAATGGTAATGCCTATGAAGAAAACTTTATTCGGTTGGAAGTTGGATAAGTACGATGCCAGTAAACACGATGTGTACGCACAGGATATGTTGGAAGCAAGGTTTGTAGATGTGTATCAGAGTGCAGTTTTTTTTTTAAGTGTTTATCTGAATTGGATAAAAGTTTCGCAGGATTATATGATACAGGAGTTGAGCAAGACAGTAACCCATTCGGAAGCAGTAAAGGAGGTAGCAGATTTGTTGAAGTTTATGGATGGCATTATACCATATACGAAATTGCCAAGCTCAACAATCAAGCGGTTAACGAGGTCTGGGAGATGAAAACTTTAGAATATTTAAACACGATGGCATATATAAAAGCTTTGAGGGATTATCAGAAATGAGGTATTTAGACTTAGATGTACTTGTGCATAACGACTCAACTAAGTTAATGGACAGCTTGGATATGGACTTTGACTTAGAAACCTGTGATATTAAAACAATAAGGTTATATGACATTAGTTTTATAATGCCATACGAGCAGAACGGAATAGACTATACACAGATATTTGTTAGTGGCAATTCTTTTATAAGTCCATTAGATTATAACACATTTAAGAAATTGGTTACGGTGTTTGGTTAAATAAAGGCAGGTGTCCTTTTACCCTATTCTTCGGAGTAGGGTTTTTTTTGTCAGTTATTTTAGCTTTAATCACACATTTATAGGTGTGAGCATATCCAAAGAACAAGCTAAAGCATTCGCTAATAATTTCCTGCAAACATTAGGAAGCAGTCAATACGACAAAGACCCAAAGATAGGCGGAGTTATTGAAGCTATGCTTTTGCAGTATGGATTGGAGTGGAACAAGGAAGCTAAAAAGAACCTTGAAAAATCTAAAGCTATAAGTTCTGGTGCATTGGCAGACATCTCTGTTCCAAGAGTATACCCAACGGCTACAGGCTACACATTAGAGTTAGGATATCCTTTGAATTCTGCACAGGCAGGTTACTATGATTTCGTGAACAAGGGTGTGCAGGGCGTAGGAGGTGGTACAAAGCCTAAGAAGGCATCTGGAACTTATAAGTATAAAACGGCTTACCCTAATAAGAAGATGGCTTTAGCTATACTCCTATGGCTTAGGAAGGCTAACCTATCTGTTAGGAATGTACCAAAGGCTACAACAGGACTTGAAAGGAAAAGAAAGAAGTTATCAAAAATGGTAGGGGATGCAGAGAATAAAAAGAAGTTAGCCTACGCTATCTCTACTAACATAAAAAAGAATGGTCTAAGGGCAACCTACTATATCGATAAAGCTAATAAGATAATCTTTGATAAGAACTTTCAAGCAGGATTAGCGGAAGCATTAGACGCAGAAGTAACAATTCAAATACGTTCAATAAATGGCAGCAGTAATAAATGATTCACCGAGTGCATATGCACCGGCACACGATGACATATGGTTTACGTTAACCTCAAATCAAAGTGGTACAACTAACTTCAAATTTGTAGTAGATATTAAAGTAAACAATACTTTGGTATCAAGGGCAAAAGTATTCCCAGATGCAAGTGGGTATGGGTACTATAATTCCGGTCCTATAGTTAGGGCATACATTACCAATTACTTTGAGCCTTCAGGTAGTTCAATCCTTGTGGCATCAAATGATAAACTGCACGTGGACTATAAATTAGAACTTGGCGAAGAAGTAAGCGGTGTAGTAACAACTAACCAAGCGAGTGGAAACTTTGCAGGTTATAATTGTTACAGGTCTATGTTTACAGACTATTACAAAACAGGTGCAACTACTTTTACAAGCTATTACGATACCAACACCTTGACGAACTATGAAGATAATTGGCTCACTGAAAGGGATTTAACAATAGGTGCAGATGTAAACGAAAGTATGTTTATAACCTTCTTTAAAAAGACAGCAGGAACTTACACAGGTGTTTTACAAATAGTAGGCGAAGGCGAAGTGGTACAAAGTTCTGTGAGTGGAACAATAGCTTTAAATGAAATGAATCTATTTAATTTGGGTTCAGCGAATATAAATACTTGGGCTGCATCAGCGGTCATAAATGCAAATACTTATGGTTACAACTTTTACTTGGACAGAGCAGGAACTAAATCACGTACAGTTAAAATACGAAATAAATGCTACCCAAAGCATCAGCCATATAACATTCACTTCCTCAACAGACTTGGTGGTTACGATACGATGAAATTTGCCTTAGTAAATAAGAGGTCAAGTAACTTTGAAAAGCAGACATTCCAGAAACCACAATGGCAAAGCCAAAGTAATGTAAAGGTATTGGCAGATAGTTACAATAGGATAAATGAAACGAATGTAGCTTTTTCTGTAAACCACAAGAACAGAATGCACTTAGTAAGTGATTGGGTTAGTCAGCAGGATTCAGATTGGATGCAGCAATTAATCGCATCAACATCTGTATATATTGAAAGCAATGGCGGTTACTTTCCTGTTACTATAAGTACTTCTCAATATGACTTTAAGATAGTTGCAGCGGATAAACTTTGGAACGTAGAAATAGACATTGATATAAGCAGAACTATTAACTCTCAATTCAGATAATGAAAACAGAAATCTTTATTGAAGGTCAGCCTTTGGACTTAATGGATAACTTACCTACAGAGTTCACCTATGCTATTGATGACATACAAGACTTTGGCAGCAAGAACACATCATTTAGTAAGACTTTAAATATAGCAGGTTCAGCTAACAACAATCAAATCTTTGGTTTTGTTTTTGATTTAGGTAATGCTAATTTAACCAATGATGCAACACCTAACGTAGGTTATAACTTTAACGCTACTAAGGCTGCACAATGTAGAATCTTCGTGGATGGTATACAGGTGTTTAAAGGCATTCTAAGGCTATTAGAAATGGTTAGAACAGGCGAGGTAATAGAATATCAATGTTCTGTATTTGGTGAACTTGGTGGCTTTATAACTGCCCTTGCAAATAAGAAATTAGAAGAACTTGATTTCTCTGCATATAATAAGGCTTGGTCATATACTAACATTACTAACAGTTGGGATACTATAGCAGGTAGCAATGTTTTGTTTCCTTTAGTAGATACAGGTGAGGTAAGCACTGATAAAATTAGCTTTGACTTTAAAGCGTTTAAACCTGCTTTGTTTGTTAGGGAGTATTTAGAAAAGATTATTACTGCATCTGGTTACACTTGGGATTTCCCTTTGCTGACAACTTCTTTAATGAATAGGCTTGTTATACCGAACAATCAATCAGTAGTAACTAAGCTATCAAATAACATAGGGGATTATAGACCAACAAATGGAACTTATAATTCTATTACACGAGTTCCATTAACAACTATTTTAGCAGGTAACTTTACAAAAACAGGTGGAGATACTTTAGAATATACAGCAGCAGGAAGCATAGTAACTAATATTAAATGGCAGGTAGGTGGAACTATTAATACTACTACTTCTGTTCCTGTAACTGTAGATATAACACTTTGGAAAAATGCAACAATACTAAGCAATAAAAGCTTTAACGTAACGAGCAATCCGCAATCATTTATAGTTAATGTTAATCTAAGCAATATAACAATCTCTAATGGAGATGATATATATATTGGTATATCTACAAATGTTACTCAAATAAGAATTAGCACAGGTGCTTTATTATTTACAACAGAAGCATCTACCAGAGTGCCTATAGGGTACAATGAAACATTAATTATAAACGATACTCTACCACTTGGTATTTTTCAAAGGGATTTCTTTTTATCAATTTGCAAAATGTTTAACCTCTATGTTTACGAGGACCAATGGGATAGCAAGAAACTTATCATTAAACCTTATGTAGATTTCTATGATGGTAGCTTTATAGATTGGTCTAACAAGATTGATAGAAGTAAACCTCTTGGTATAAAGCCAATGTCAGAAATTAATGCAAGGTATTATGCTTTCAAGTACAAATCAGATAATGACTTCTACAATGACAACTATAAAAAGAAGTTTAACGAAGGCTACGCAGATAGGCTTTACGACACCGAATTTGATTTTGTTAAAGATACAGATAGTACGGAAGTAATATTTGCATCAAGTCCATTATACCAAGCTACAGGAACAGATAAGATTTATCCTGCTATATATAAAAAGTCTGACAATAACACAAAGGAAGATAGGATGGACTTTGTGATTAGGATTTTACAGGCTAAGAAGATTACAGGTAGAACATCTTGGACAATAACTAATGGTGCATCTTTAGGTAGTCAAACAACATACGGATATGCAGGACATTTAGATGACCCATTTACTCCTACTAATGACATAAACTTTGGCGCACCAAAAGAATTATATTTTACTGCATCTACCTATCCAACTACTAACCTATTCAATGCCTACTATTCAGATTATATGGCAGAGATAACAGATAAAGATAGTAAGCTATTAAAGTGTGAAGCATTGCTAAACATAGCAGACATACAAAACCTTGACTTCTCAAAGTTAATAATGATTGATAATCAGCTATTCAGACTTAACAAAGTGGATGGTTACAGCATTATAGATTATAAGACAAGCAAGGTAGAATTATTAAAAGTTATAACTAAAGTATTCTAAAATGGCAGAACAATTAAATTTAAGTATAAATGTAACCGGTAACGTAGAAGAATCTTTAGGTTCAATAAAGAAACAATTACGAGAAGCACAGAATGAAGTAACTGCTTTGTCCGATAAGTTTGGGGCTACATCTAAGGAAGCAGTAAACGCAGCAAAAAAAGCAGCAGACCTTAAAGACAGAATAGGAGATGCTAAAGCATTAACAGAAGCATTTAATCCAGACCAAAAATTTAGAGCATTAACACAATCACTTGCAGGTGTAGCAGGTGGATTTGCAGCAGTTCAAGGTGCTATTGGTTTATTTGGTGGAGAAAGCAAAGAGCTTGAAAAGCAATTACTAAAAGTTCAATCTGCAATGGCTTTATCAGAAGGTCTTGAACAAGTTGGTAATAGTATAGATAGTTTTAAACAATTAGGTACAGTAATTAAAACACAGGTAGTTACTGCTTTTAGTACTTTGCGTGGTGCTTTAATAGCAACAGGAATAGGTGCATTGGCAATCGGAATAGCATTAATAGCAGCCAACTTTGATAAAGTAAAAAAGGCTGTACTGAATGCAGTACCCGGTCTTGAAACCTTTGCAAATTTTGTAGGTAAAATAATAACTAAAGTAACTGACTTTGTAGGTATTACAAGTGTTCAAGATAGGGGATTCCAACAACTTATAAAAACTACAGAGAGAGCAAATGAAACTATAGACCAAAGGATAAAACTACTTACTGCACAAGGTGGTAAAGAAAAAGAAATATATGAATTAAACAAACAAAGGAATGAGAATGAACTAAAGATATTAAGAGAAAAACTAAAGCTAACAGGGCAACTTTCTGAAGAAGAATCTAAAAGATTTAGAGAATTAAAGAATGAGAATGCAGTCTTGGATTTAGAAGAACAAGGAAGATTAACAAAATTACAAGAAAAGCCTAATGTAGTTAAAGATATTGTTGAAAAGGAAACTAAAGTACAAAAAGATAATAGTGCAGAAGTTGCAAGAAATGTCGCAAAATTACAAAAAGAAGCACAAGAAAATTCAGATAAAGCAGCTGCAAAAAAACAAAAAGATGATGATGAAGAAGTTGAAAGATTATTTCAACAAGAAGAAGATTTGCAACAAAAAAATATAAAAATATCTAATGAAAAAATATTATTAGATAAAAAAAATGCACAAGCAGCTGAAATAATTGCAAGAGAAAAGAAAGAGTCTGAAACTATGTATGCAATGCAAACATTGGATATTATAGGTGGATTAGTAGACCAGAATAGTGTAGCAGGTAAAGCTATTTCAATAAGCCAAGCTATTATAAATACTTACTTGGGTGCATCAAAAGCAATAGCACAAGGTGGTGTGTTTGGTCCAATAGCAGCAGCAGCAACTATTGCAGCAGGATTAGTAAACGTACAAAAGATTATTAGCACTAAAGTACCTTCTGCAAAAGGTCGTGGAACTGTAGGCGGTGGCGGAGGAGGTGGTTTAATATCGGCATCTTCTGCTGCACCAATTCAGCCTTTAGGGGAGCAGGCACAGTTAACACAATTAAATCAAAGTAGCATTAATGCTATAGGCAATCAATCAATGAGGGCATACGTAGTTGAAACAGATGTTACATCATCACAGCAGAGAATAGCAGCTATACAACAGAGAGCAAGGTTTAATTGATAATATAAACAAATTAAAACATTTATAAGGTATGGAACTTCCTATTTACGAATTAATGATTAACGAAGATGTCAATGATGATGCAGAAGTTAGCTTCGTGGCAATGGTTGAAAGACCTGCCATACAGCGTAATTGGAATGCGTTTAAAGAAAAAGTTAATTTTGAAATTATATCTGAAGAAAAGCGTATTATTTCTGGTCCTCTTATGTTGGCTGATACGCCAATTTTTAGGAGTGATGATAAGCTTGGGGATTATTATATTACTATTTCTAAAGATACTATTCTCAAAATTGTTCAAAAGTTTTTTAAGAAAGGTTACCAAGCGAATGTAAACGTAGAGCATAACCCAGATTATAAGGTAGAAGATATGGTTATGTTTGAATCTTTTATTTCAGATAGTTCAAGGGGCATAGCACCAATGAAAGGATTTGAAGATGCACCAGAGGGTTCGTGGTTTGGTAGCTTTAAAGTAGATTCTGACGATGCTTGGGAGAAGGTAAAAAGCGGAGAAGTAAAAGGGTTTAGTGTGGAGGGTGTATTTGAATACGCAAAGCAAAAGAATAAAGACCAACAGTTATTGGAAAGTATTTATAATATCCTTTCATCTGTTAAGTGATAAACTAATTAATTAATAAACATTTAAAACA